GGCTTTTAAGTTGGCAACGAACGGCTTAAAGCCCTTGCGGATTGCCTTTTTGCGCACGGCTTCGTTAAGAGCCGGCGAGAGCCGCGCCAGTGTCTGCGTGACTTCCTTGGTATCGATGGTGATCTTTACGGGGTTCATTCCGTGACCTCCACCGCATTGATCTCTAGCCGTCGGCGCTTCTGATCCCTGTCCCAGCAGCCCTTGATGAAGAACGTGCGCGTAACGCCGTTGTCCACTAGCAGCAGCCTGGAGCGAGTAGTCACCGACGGGTGGAAAGCAGCAAGGATGCGCCAATCAGTGCGCACGCTTGAACCGCCGTCATCCATTGTCTCTTCTGTGTTGGCGTTCTCAATGTGCACCGGGATATTGGCAAACGAGAGCCAAGACTCAGAAGCCTGGCCGAACGCGTCAAGCGTGGCTACTGGGTTCTGCGCCGTCATCACGAGGCGCATCATCCCTGATGGAACGTGCCCGGCCACTAGCCTATCCCCTTACCCATCATGCCGGTGATCCGATCCCAGTAGGTCGAGTCCAGGGCAACCGTGTCATCCCCGCGGCTTGCAACGTGGTGCGCGACGCGCTGGAGGAGCGCCATTTCGAGCAGCGGGTTCAGCGCTGCGTTGCCGGCCGTCACAGTCAGGGTGACCGGGTAGGTCAGGTTGACATTGGCAATCTCCATGTCCACGTAGATCAAACCGTTGATTTGGATCTTGGCGCTGTTGAGGTTCCCGGTCAGCGGCGTCGTAGCGCTGTCGCTGTAGGTGACCGTAGTGCCCGCCAGGTCGCCTTGGCGCTCCAAACGGAGGTACAGACCGCCGTAATTCGTCAAGGGCGCTGAGGGCACCCACTGCGTCCTGGTGACACTCTCCACGCACCACCCGGTGCGCTCTTCAAGTTCGCGTACGGCGGCAGACCAAGCAATGCCAATAGCCGGGTCGTCCTCCGTGTGAGGAATGCGGGCCCAGTTGCGGAACTTTGCTAGGTCTAGAGCCATTGTTCCTCGCTGAGGGGGGGTGGAGCCGAAGCCCCACCCACCCAAAGGATGAGAGGATCAGAATCAGGCGTTGGTGACTTGCAACTGCACCAGCGCATTGACGCGGGTGAAGTTAGAGTTGGCAAACTGCATGCCCTGGTAACGGATACGCGCAGTGCCGGACAGGGAGAACTCGTCTCGGGTAATGGACATTCCCGGGCCCCATTCGCGGATTGCGAATGCTTCGGAGATGTTGCCCAAGACTGCGATGCAGTTCTTGCCAGTGCTGGCGGTTGAAACGTGCGCTGGGAGGTACTCGGTGATGTACACCGGGAGACCCATCAGCGTGAACGGAGCAGCACCAACAAGCGCGGCGTCGGCACTTGGAACAAAGATTGGAACGCCGTTCACGAGCAGACCGGCGATTGCTGCGTACGTGTCTTGCGGCAGGATCCACGAAGCGGATCCCCAATACGCTGCTGGCAACTTCGTGTAGCGCATTTCAGACAACTTCGCAACGGTTGCACCGGCAGTGATTGCAAGGGCGCGAGTTGTGCCGGTGCTTGTCGCTGTGGTGATGTTGATATCGGTGGTGACGCCGGTCGATGCTTTGACGGTAAAGATGCCCGTCGGTGCATTGGTTCCGGAACCAGCCACGTAGCCCCACTCCAAATTCTTGAGCAGCTGCCGCTGGAGATGCTCGGTGACTTCCATTTCCACGTTAAATCCGGCGTCCGATTGCAGAATCAGTTGCTGACTCACTTCGGTCTTCGGCAAGCATGGAATCGGTACAAGCGGCACTTCCTTGAACAGCGGGTCAGCAGCAGTTGTTGCAACCGTGCCCGTGTCGGCTTCAGTCCATGCAGAGGTGTAGTCCGCAGTCTTCAGCGTGCTGAAGCGCAAGGTTTGGTAACCCTGAACGCCAGTGCGGAGGTCTGCGATGTTACGCATGATGCTGTTTGCATCGAGGTACTTGAGAACAGCGTCCTGGTAGACCTTAGGAATCAGGATCGAACTTGACGCGGTCGAGATCAGTTCGCGATGCTCGGGCATCTGGCCGGTGCGGAGGTAGTTAACGAACTGCTCTTCGTACTTCTTGGAAGCGCGAATGTCCATCGAGCGTTCTTCGGTTTTCTTGCCGAGGTTCTCAATCGCAGACGATGAAGCGAAACGCTCGCGCACTTGCGCGGCGCGGATCTCTGCATCGAGCTTGCCAAGTTCGTTAGCGACTTCGTGGCCGCGAGCTTCAACCTCGACGGTCATGGAATCTTGTGCGAGAATGGAATCGCGCTCTGCAACAAGCGCCTTACGGGTTTCAAACATTTCGGACAATTTCATAGCGGCATCCTTAGACGCAGACGAAGACGGGCAAGGCCCGAGGAAAGGTGTCTTGCTTCGGCACTTGTCTGCGGATAAGCGCCGTTTTCAACGATGGAAACTTCACGCAGCGCAACCTGCGAGAGTGTGCGAGTGTTGCCGACCCAACTGTCGGCGATGACTTGGAAACCGAACGACATCTCAGACAGGACGCCAGCGTCAACCAACTGGCGAACGTCCTTAGCGCGTTGGGTGTCGGGCAGCGTGACTTCAAACGCCAAACCGTGCTGATCGCTGCGCAGTTGCAGCAGTCCGCTCTTGGTGTTGGCAAGCAAGTCGCGCGAATCGTGACCGACAAGCAGCGAGATGTTGTTGCCGAGTGACGAATCGAACGCGCCACGGGCCACACGTTCGGTAAATGGCTTGCCGCCATTGATGCCGCGGAAGGTCAGCGGGTGGCTCGGAGCGTCATAGACCGAGGCGTAGCCGCCGATCTTGTCGCCGGTCATGGCTAGTTTGGCTGTACGAATCTCAAGCAATGTCTTCACCTCCATCAATGTTTCCGGCCGCGTTGTCGCCTTGCGTGGCGCTCATGCCGCCTGGCATGGACACACTTGGAATCTCGAACTGTTCGCCTTCGATCGGTGGCAAACCCATGCGCTTCCGACCGTCGTTTGGTGAGAGGATCCCGGCGAGGACAAGTTTCGACAGCGCCATGCCAGCGTCGCGCATATTGCCGCGGAGCAGGACGTCGGTATCAAGCCTTGCGTGTTCGCCGGGCCCGCAGAGTTTTCGCGTGATCTCCGACTCCCACGCTGTCACCCATTGGGCTAGCGCGCCGTCAACGTAGGCGCGTGCAGTTTCTGATTGTGAGGACAGCGCCCCGCCGCCCTGCTGGTAAAGCATTTCGGGCGGTACGCCAAATGCGCGAGCGACTTCCTGAATGGAGAACCGGCGCGACTCCAACACATTGCTTGTGCTTTCGCTGATCTTCTCGGCCTTCATGCCCTCGCGCAAGATCAACGGGCGCGATGCGCCTTCAGGCGTCGCGTGCATTGTTTGCCAGGCGTCGCGGATGGCTTGCACCGTCTGATCGGACATTGCGCCAGGGTGAGAAATGGAAATCTTGCCGCCGCTTTTAATGAGCGCCGAGTGCGCCGCGTCCTGGTCTGCGGCCAGATTGAACGCTGCCCGTGCTGCGTCCAGTGGCCCGATGAACCAATCCGGGCGCAGTGGATCCGGGTAGCAACCAAGATGCAGCACCTGGTCAGAGGACAACGTCGTACCGGCAAGCTTGTAGATCACGCCGTCTTCGGTCATTTCCGAACTGATCGCGTTCGTCGGCATCGGTTGCAGTTCCGCAACAGCCCCAGAACTATCGCGCCGGATCAGCGCAACACCGTTGCCCGATTCGAGCGCACAAGCAGTGATGTAACGTCGGAACTCGTAACCTGACTGCCAGCGCGAGGCGTCGCGGGTCATCAGTTGTGTAATCGGCGAGTCGACCAATTGACCGTCGCTATCAACGACGTGGAACGGTAGCCGTGCAAGGTCTGCCGAGATCAATTGAGTCGCTCGAACGACCGCAGGGAGGGACGATATAGCCGGTGCGGCTAGCGGCTCCGGCCGTGCATAGACGACCGTGGCGCTTCTGAATCCCATGAACCTGGCGAAG